GGTGTAGGTTTCAGCATCCGCCACGACCGATAACCCCGTCGAGGTGAACCGCTTCAATACCTTTTGATTGTTCGGCACGACAAGGCGGTGGAATAGTTGCGTATCGAAGAAATCCGATTCGTAGGTGTACCCGGATCCGGCGATGATCTTCCGGAGGTACTCTTTAACGTACAATGCCGGACGATATGCCCGGAAATCCCAATCCTTTTTATTGGTGGATACCCCGCCGTAGTCGACGAGCGGGTAAAAATACCCCGACGCCGGATAATACCCGGTCAGGGTCACGCCCGAAACGGAAATCCCGGTCGTCGGCTCCCATGACCCGGTTATGTTCGCCATCGTCCATTCGTGATCGTATGCCGAGAAATCGAGATCCTCGATCTTGCCGTTTCCGAGTGCATTAATGAACCCGCCCAATTCGCCGAATATGGCGCATTCGTACTCGATCTCCCCGCCATCGCGGACGATTTCGAGTAGCCGAATCACCCCCTTCATGATCTGGATCTTGTCAACGTACACGTAACAAGTCGCCGCCTTCGATGCGTTGAAATTATACCCCCGGTTGGCGGTATTTTCGTCGTATGCGTTTTGCGATCCGAACTCGAAAACGAAACCGAACAACTTGTTATTATTCGCCGTGCCGGGGAGTACGACCGTTTTTGAAAAGTTCGTTTCACGTGATGCGAACTCCTTAATGTCGTCGATTTGATATGTAAACTCGACGGATAGATCCTCCGTAAGATCCAACCGACGGCCTTCGATGTAAATTTCCGTCCTCATCGATATTGAGAATTTACCGGGCGTGAATAGTTGATATCCAACGTGAGGTTGAACATTTTATCGACCGTCCGGATACGTTCCGCCCAATTATTCGTGCCGACCGTGACAGGATAATAGTAGCCGGATTTTTCGAGGTACACCTCCGGCGACATGATCAGATCCCGCAGCCATGTGTGATCGGTTTCGGTGAGGAAATCGGAGGTAAGCCGGAATGTCACCCCTTGCGAAATGACATGATTAACGCGCCCAGCATACATTTTTTTGAACGAATCATACCGCGCAACCGTATCCGATACCACTTCCCATCCCGGACGTTGGTACGACTCCCGTGTGGCGGTTCGTTCCTCACGGTTGACGAGCCGGAATGTCATTGTGTCATAGCCGCCCAATGAATTAAGGAAATGGAGCGTTTCGACTTCGTATCGATTACACGCTAACTTGATCGTGAGGTAATCGCCCGTATTGATGCGGACGCGGTATTGTGTGGCCGTCGACGGGATGACCGTCGATCCGAAATATGTGTTAATCGCGCCCGGGGATACGTCGAATATTTGCAATGCGTTGGTGAAATTCCCCGTGCCGGATTGCTCGGATCCGCCATCGACGGTTACTTTCAACGCTTGCGATACGTCCGGGAATCCGTAGTTGAACCACGACGCGAAAAGTTTTTCGGTGTACCCGCAAGTCAATGCGGATCGATCGCGACCCGTGAGCCATTTCCCGATGAAAGTATCCAGATATGATGTCGACCAATCCCGGAAAATCGGGTTGTAGAAATTGAACGCCTCGTAATTCGCGGTCGTAAGGTTTGTGTAAAGGGTGCCGCCGTATTCCTCGCCGAACTTTATCGTGTACGCCACGAATATCCCATCCGTGGAGTGGCTAAACGCCGTTTGCGTTGTGTTGGGTTTGAAATACGTCGTCCAATAATTCCGGATAATGTTCCCGGCGTTGAACGTTCCGCAATCCTCATTCGGATCCGGAAATAATTTTATACGAGCAACAAGCGTCGTGGAAATGTAAACGTCGAAAACATACTTGAATCCGGTTTGTCCGGTATTGTTGGATGTCACAACGTGCCATAAGTCGTCGTGCATGGATGCCCGGTTTTCCGGTGATTGCACAATAGTAATTGCCATGCCATTAATTAGGCATTTTGAGCCGGATTGAACTTCCGGACGGCGACGCGTACATCAAAGGATGCAGCCTTCGCGACGGCTTGGGCGAATGTTTTTCCGAAATAAGCGTTAACCGCTTGATCGAAATATCCCGTGTAAGGCAATCCGCGCCGTTTTATGGCGAGGGCAATCGCGTAGGCAAAATCCCCTTGCGGATCTTGTTCGGCGGCGATATTGCGGCGTTTCTGCTGCAATCGCGACAAGTCCTCGCGTTGATCCTCATTCCTTGCCGCGATACCGTTCACGCGTAACCATCCTTTGATTTCCTCTACCATAACGGGCGGTGCGGAAAGTTTACGGAATTGGTACGGCGATGATGCGGGTTGGCCGGATCGGATACCACGTACCCCTTTATTGACGAAATCCCAATATTTCGCGGCGGGATCATTTTTATCGTATCCGATTTCGAGCGTGTAGGTTGACCCGGATTGAACCAGATCTCCGGCGGATACCCCGTCAGTCAATCCTCCCGTGGATACCTTGCCGAGCCGATCGAGGTTTTCTTGAACGGCGATAACAAACTCCCCGGCTAATTTTATGATGAGATCCGAAACGGCATTATTCGTCGGAGCGGATCCGGGATCGACGGGATCATCCGCGAGCGTGTCGAGGTATCCGCTCGTTAATAGTTCGTCTTGGACTTGTTTCAGGGATTTCGCCATGTCATTTCAGCGCGGCTTTTTCAAACTCCGCCTTCGCTTTTAAGTAGGCAACGGCGTTCAAATATTCCAATGTCGGAACTTCCCAAGCGTCGCTCAAAGGTATTCGGAGATATTCCGCGACGCGCTCGGTCGTATAATGCCATCCATAACGTGACATAAATCGTTCACGAACGCTTCCGCCTCCGCGACCGGGAGGTTCTGCCGTTTCATCAGTTCCCTCACCAAATAAACCCGGGAATTGTTTATCAACGTCAGATATACGTCGCAAAAAAAAAGAACGGATCCGAGTACGGCGGGAATCGGAGCATGGAGCATATCTTCGGCATATTCTGAATGACGGGATGCGTCGTACTTATCGTCGATCCACCCGAGTAACCAATGCCGCTTTTGAGGTATGACCATACACGCGGCGACCTTATGGAGTTCTTTGTGAACGTCTTGGCCGAATACCTTGGATTCGATATACCGTGCGGCGGGCATCATCGTCACATCGTAGACGCATCGATACCGCTTTCCGCGTACCTCTATGATGCGTTGCGCTTGCGGTTGTACGGCGGTATGTACGAATGCGATCTGCTTTCCGACCTCAACGATTTCAGCGGTGGATAATGAGTCAAGTTCATGCTCCGTGCGATCCATGATGATTGCCGCCGGACGAACGACATTATCGAGCCATGAGTTGCCGCGCTCGCCGAAGATGCTTTGGATTTGCTGCCATTGCCCGACGTTGCAATCGTTCCACGTGTAACATTTCATTGCTCCGGATTTGTTTTTACGATTGTAGTTAGCGCATCTTGAATCGCTTGGCTTTGCAAGAGTTTTTCGAGTTGCCTCGCTTGTTCAATGTATTGCTGCGTGACCCAATTCATTTTAATATTTTGCCCGTACGACAATTTACGAACAAGCCATTCAACCGCGCTTAATTCCATAGTTGTGAATTTACACAAAAGTATATTTCCCCGTCGTCCGTGACCGTTGGAATTTATGCCATGCCAAACCCAACCCCATAACGCAATCATCCGTGAACCCCGTGGGCGCGGCATAGCGTACCCCGTGCGCGGTGTATTGATATTCAAATACCTCGAGTTCCCGGGTGATTTGGCCCTCCGGGAATGATATGATCCGTTGTTGTATCGCCGTTACCAACCCGTCCATGAGTTGTTGTTTGCTCTGCGACGAAAACTTGTACCCCTCCACCGGACGACCGTCACGGGCGAGATCCTCGAATATTGGATCGCCGACACCCGTGGAATCGATCAACGTCGGAACGCGTGGGAGTGCGGAAATCGCTTGTTTTGTCTGCCTCCAATCCCGCTGAAATCGTTCATAATGACACACCCCGCCATTCGCATCGATTCCGATGATCACCGTCCAATCGACGGACTTCGCGAGATCCACCCCGAAACAAACGGGTGGTGCGGTGCTGATCGGATAGATACATTGACGGATGTAGGTTCCGCCAAAGGGATTCGCTGCATTGTCCATTGGATCGGCGAGGTACTCTTGCCGGAATACGTCCGCCGGGAGTTGATCCCGTGCCGCGTCGATTTCCATCCCGGAGATGTGCGGGTTATCGTAGGATGAATATTTGAACGACTGCCAGTCCGGATCGGATCCGTCGCCCTTCATGAAAAGGGAGTAAAAATAGTTTTTACCTCTGGGCGTGGAAAGGAATAACGCGTTCCCGGCGTAGTCCGTCAATGTCGGACGAATCGAGTTTTGCCAACCTTCTTCGAGGTTCGGGATGAAAGACGCCTCGTCGATGATCGCAGTATGGAACGATTGACCCCGGAGGCGATCGAGTTTTTCCCCGGTGAAAAATCGGATTTGCCCTCCGTTGAACTCGATCAACTTGTCCGACCCGTTCCGGTATATCGTCGGCGGTAATTCCTTCGCGAGTGCGTCAAAGAACACCCCGGCGAGTAAATAAGTCGGCGTGATATACGCCACTTTTTTACCCTCCCCGCATTTCATGAGCGCGATGATTTGCGCGATCAATGATTTCCCGAATCGCCGCCCGCACATGAGCACACGAAACCTTGCCGACGAATCGAGGACGGTTTGTTGCGCCGGGTGCGGTATGTTAGCAATCTGGATTTTCACCCGTTATCGTTTGCTTAATCTATCTTTCCGCCATTGCTCCATGGCCTCAAGCCGTTTAATATCGTTCTCTTGCTCTTTCATAACCATTTTGTCCCATTCTTCTTTTGGCGGAAAGTCGTCTATCTTATTCTCTTTCTCCCATTCGGCAATCAATATTTCGATGTAATGCTTTGCCTTCCGAAGGTCGTCGATGCCGCCTTTCAATCCGTACCGAGATACATACTTTATTATGTTCCCCTCGCAGAATCCAAGACCGTTGGCCATGATGTAGGTGATCGGCTGTATCTCCATGTCGTAATGTTCGGGCGTCATTATTCTTTCGTTTCGATTGTGATTTCCAATTGTTTACCTGAAATGAGTTGATCGATTATATCCTCCACGATCGCACGTTGATCAACCGGGAGTAGTGCCACCTTTTCGGATATGGCCGGGATGCTGAAATTATCCGAGTTCCACTCCTTGCGGATGCCATCGCGGACAAGATCGGGGAAATGTGGGCATGATAATAGATCATTCGCGATCCACTCCAATCGCTTGCAATATCCGCCGAACATCCTTTCCGCGAGTGATCCCGGACGTTCCCGGATGAAACTTTGCCAATGATCGTAAGCGCGGCGAATGGATTGAATGCCGGATACGATGTCGGATTCTCCTTTCATAGTGTGTAAAATTAAGCCGGAGGATTTCTCCCCCGGCGATTATATTAAATCCATCTTAAAAATACCTCTTTGGGTGCGCTGCTTTTTCCGATTTGCTTAAACTCGTACCATTTATTTGCAATGTAACTCTTTTGAAATTCGCAAAGTTGATCATCGATGATACATTGAACGTAGTTTGTTGATTTTACCAGAACCTCTTTTGTTTTTACGATTTCGATGATCTGATCGGCGGTAGTGTTAAGCGTTGTCATTTTAGTGTGTTTTCGTTTGATTGATATATCAAAGATAACACATCTTCAACACAACTTCCAAATTTATTTTTCAGTTTCGGCAAATTATTTTCCGAGCGTAATCACTATCTTTTCCTCCGACTTCACATCGATTGATTCTCGTGGTTTCCCGTACACGCGCGTTAATAGCGTTTCGATCGAATATAGCGACCCCTTTTCGATACTCTTCCGGATTGCCGCTGCGATTGTCTTTTCGAGGACGGTCGCCTTCGGATTCTTCCACACCTCGCCGAGTTCCTCGATCGTCATGGATAGCATGACTTGAATGGCGTCATTCACCTCCGCGAGGCGGTATCCTTGCGCACGGAGTTCCGAAACGAACTTGCGCGGCCTTCCGTTCGGGTTCATCGTTTCTCCCTTCGCTGGTCTTGTGAGCGTCCCTCCGTGCGATTGTTTCACTTGTCTTGCCATCCCGATGATTCCCCGATGTTTTAAATTACCTCCCCGTTCCGCTTGATCACCAATGCCGGATCGAGTTTCCGCATCCGATCGACGATTACTTGGCAATATTTCGGATCAAGTTCCATGCCGTAACATTTGCGGCCGAGTTGATGCGCGGCGACCATTGTCGAGCCGGATCCGAGGAAAAGATCAAGTATAATTTGATTGCTTTTACTGCTGTTTTTTATTGCGCGTTCCGGTAGTGCTATTGGTTTTTGTGTTGGATGATGCTCATTTTTTTGATCCTTTTTTAATTCCCAAACCGTCTTTTCGTCTGTCGCTCCGAACCATTGCGGCGAGCATCTTGATTTATGCGCATATATGCATGGTTCATGATTTGGAATATATTGCGACATAAAAGCTCCAAGTCCGCTCTTGATTTTATACCAACATATAACCGCCCTAACATCTAAATCTAATTTCGCAAAAGATGTAAATGTTTCAACCTCCTTTTTGTTTGCGTACCATATATAAAATGCAGAATGATCATGAGTATAGGCAATTGCCAATGAAAGACTTTCATAGAACAAATTTGTTATATCATCGCCCTTCAGGGTGTCATTTTCGATTCCTTTTCTTTTTTTCTTGTTGTGCCCACCTTCGTAACTAACTCCATACGGCGGATCCGTGAACACCATGTCGGCCTTGTCCCCATTCATCAACCGCGCCACATCATCCGCGTTTGTGCTATCCCCGCATAACAATCGATGGCCACCGATCTCAAACATATCCCCCGGCACGATGTCCGTCGTGATTGTTTCCGGTACTTCGTAATCATCTTCCTCCGCTTCGGGTTCAACCTTAAAATCCGGCACATCCAATCCCCACTCATCCAACTTTTCCGCCTCCCAATTATTCGCGAGTTCCTCCCAGTCCCAATCGCCCGTATTTGCGTTTAATCGAATATTTAATTCCCGCTCATCTTCCGGACTTAAATCAACTATTACGCACTCGACTTCTTTGTAACCAATTTTTTTCAATTCACGTACTCGGAAATGACCTCCGACAATATACCCCGTTTGCTTATTGAAAATGATCGGTTCAACCACTCCAAATTTTTCAAGACTTGCTTTTAATTGCTTTTCTTGCTTTTCCGTGCTTTGCCTTGGATTGTATGGCGCGGGAATTAAGTCGGATAGTTTTTTCTTTTCTATTATCACGAGTATCTATTTGAAATGTTCAATTCATGTAATTTTTTATTGTACGCTTCTTTTGCTTTGTGTTTTTCTTCATAGAATCCTAAATGGTACCATTTTTTGTTATGTTGCAAATATGATCTCCATTTGTTTTCTTTTTTTGCCCAACAAACCCCAACCTCGTAACCAGACCTCTTTCTTCTATGAGATTGGTTTTCCATTTGACTAACATATTCTAAATTATTTAATGCGTTATTCAAAATGTTTCCGTCTTTGTGATTGACTTGCATATCGCTTTTGCCAAGAAAAGCCCATGCAATCAATCTATGTTTACGGAAATAAATGTTCTTTTTTTCGTCACTCACCAATGTTATTTTCAAATAACCATCTTTGTCCTTCGCTCCTTTAATTTCTCTTTTGCCTTTTTTGTCAAGTGCGAATACTTTACCGCAATCACTAAATGTGTATTTACTGAACCCGTCTATTTGTTTTTCCATGTTACAAATATACATACTATCCCCCAATAAAACTAAATCGTCCGGGGATTGTTCGGGTTCGCTTTGACCTCCGATATTTTGACCTCTTGAATTTTCATCGTCTGCGTAATATTCGGTTATGAACTACGGATCCGATATACTCCCAATCATCGTTCTGCGTGAACGGAGGGAATACCTCATCGACCGCTTTCGATACGGATTCTATCCCCCGGAAATATCCGTCTGGCATATCCAGTCGATTATTGCAATCGTCGATGACCAGATACCCGCCCGGTTTGACCAATGGCGCGTAATGCTCAATGTCGGATTTCACCACATCGTAAGCGTGTCCGCCGTCGATGTAAAGGATATTAAATTCGGGTTTACTTCGCGTTAATTCAATAATCCTCGGCTCCGTCGATGAACCTTTTAATAAAACAAAATGTTCATGTATTTTGAATTGTTCGTGCAGTTGCATGATGTCGGATAGGTAGTCGCTTTCCCAATGTCCATCGCTTGAATCAAGCGGCGTTATACCGTACCTTTCGACAAACTTCCCGGATCTTGTCGCCAAATATTCCACGATTGCGAGGATCTGGCCTCGAAATACTCCTATCTCTAAAAACGTGAAATCCTCCGGCATCTCATCGACGATCCGTTTCCACATCCATAAGAAACACCGTTCGCCGAATCCGAAGGCGTTGGCCTCGATCCAATCACGGTAAGATTTCAGGAACGGATCGGCGTTCACCTTCGCGGTGTAATCGGCGACGATCTCCGCCATCGGTCGTTTTAGTTCCTCGATCATAAGCGTTCGTAAAATTTAGTCATGTCGGTTCTTCCGTTCCCGTGTATAAATAGCGGCATCGTACCCGTTACATTGTTTTGCAGTCGATCGTAAACGAATGAGAAATCTCCCTCCTCCTCGAATGCGATGGATTGAAAGTTCACGCAATTCGAATCTATTCCAACGCCTTGCCCGCAAGCGCGATCCGTGTACCAAATTTGATCATTGTCGGCGTCCTTCCACGGGAATAGATCGACAAGTTGCAAAAACGTTTTTGAGTTCCCGTATATCTGTCCGGAGTTGGGATACCTCCACGGCGTACCGTACTCAAAGAAATGCGCCTTTTCGGGATGCGGGAAACATTGCTTTTCGCCGGAGATAATTACCCCGCTATCCGTCAACTTAACGAAATCACGCGGCGGAGCGATGCAGTACGTGTCGAAGGCGTCCATGAGGATAAATTCCTTATCGCCGCTTTGCCGGAGATACTTTGCGAGTTCGCTGATCTTGTACCCAAGTCCCCGGAACGGTTCGACGATCTCGACGTAATCCCAACCGTGACGGCGTAAGGATTCCGTAAGTTTAAGTTGTCCGGGGTGATTCGGGTTGTCGCTGATTATGATAACTTTCATGCGTTGAACGGGTTGTAATAAATTGGACGGGATCCGTTGCGGTACTCCCGAGAAATCCGGATCACCTCTTGCGTGACCTCGGACGAATGATCCTCTTTCCACTTTTGGTATGGGGTATCACCCGGATCTATGTGATCGATTTCGATGTGCGGGAGGAACACCGACCAATATCCCGCGGTCGCGGCACGATGTGCTGCGAGTACGTCATCGTACCCGTAAAGCGAAGGTTGATATAAATACCCGATCTTGTCGAGGAATGCGGAGTTATACATTTGGCACGTACCCATGACATGAAAAACGCGCTCTCCAACTATCCACCTTTCCCCGGCTTTGTGCGGTAGCATGAATAGCGTGGAGCGTAAATCCGGTTGCTCATGTTCTGGGTGTTCCCAACAATCCTTACGTTTCAGTCCGCATATCCCAATTTTCGGTTCGCGTTCGATGGCATCACGCAGTTGATCAATCCATTTTAGATCGTGGATGAATACGTCGTTATCCATCTTCACGCAATGTTGGCCGGGTTGGCGATACCTCCATGCCTTGTTAATTGCCTCCGCCGTTCCTATGTTCTTTTCGTTCGTGATCAGGACAACGCGGGGATGATCGGATGCCTCGCGGAGATATTGGCGCGTTTTGCTGCAAGTCGAGGCGTTATCGATTATGTAAAGTTCATGGATGCATCCGGTACGATCAATCGACTGCAATACCTGATCGATGCAGCGCATTGTAAATTCTGCCCGTTTATTCTCCGGCGAATCATGGACGGCCATGCCGATTAAAACTGATTTCATTTGATTAGGGTTTGATAAAGTTCTTTCCGAGTGACGTTCCATTTTTTGAGGTCGTGATTCTCCCGGCACCACTCGCCGTTGGCCTCGCCCATATCGAATCGATATTGCGCATCCTTTGCGAGATTCCGGAATGTATGGTACCAATCTTGTTGGCGGTCGATCTTCAAGGCGTGCGGACAATCATCGTATGGCGGAACGTTGGACACGATGATCGGGATATTTTTCACTCCGGCCTCCAATACTTTTATATTGGATTTGCACGAATTGAAAAGCGACGGAACCAATGGCGCTACCGCAATGTCCGCTTCCGCATAAAACGCCATGTATTGGTCGGGCGGGAGTGGTGCGCGGACGTATCCCTCCATGCTGAACCCGCAAAGGTAGTCAGAAATCATGCGATGCCATATCGGAGTTACTCGCGGATTTGAATCGTCATACCCGGCCATGATCATAAACAACCGATCCCGTAGCCACGTATCTGACGCGATGCGCTTTATGGGATTTTGCAATAGTGCGACATCACGTTCGTGGGTGATCCCTCCGGCATATAATACTCGGAGCCGTTTCGTATCCTCGAAGATTCCGTCCTTATGAATCCCGGCCACCTTCTGCATCGTGAACTGATCCTCGCCATACGGCAAGGCGTTGGGGAGTATCTCGCAATTCGGATTGTGCAGCAACACCGCACGGCGGAGGCGTTCGTGTGTGACGGTGACCAGATCGGCGGCCTCGATGTGATCGACAACGACGGCGGAAGGGAACCCGGCGGCGAGGATATGCCACGGATCCAATTTCCAATAATCGTCGATGTCGACGATCATTTTGAAACCATACTTTGCCCGTAGGTCGAGTAACGTTTGCAATTCAACTCCCGGGATGTAACGGTTGAACATTACGATGTCAAAGCCGCGTTCGAGTACCTCATCATTGATGAAATCCGTGAATAGGACATACACCCCCGGCATCTTTGAAAGCGGTAACATGACGCGGTGGTAACCGACGCCGGACATTGGTTGAGTGACGGCAAGGATCCTCATTTCTTCTTTTTAGGGCGACCCGCTTTTTTCTTGATCGGCGCATCTATTACCGTATCGCCGCGCTGCACGGTGATGGTATCGAGATCGTCCGGGAAAACGAATTGTGCGGCCACGTTTGCCGCTCCGGCTTGAAGTGATAACATTTCCTCATCCCGAATGCCATCATACCACGCGCCCAACTTTGTGACCATATCGATCACGCATTCGCTGCACCACGGAGTCAGGACATACCCGGGTTGAACGTACTTCACAAATATCGCGTTGAAACGATCCATTACCCACGGCGAAAATCCGTGAAGGAATTTCATTTTAGCTTGCTCAAAATATACTTTGTGCGCGTCGAGGAAACCTCGATCATCTTGCGTCAAAATCATGATTGCGGTTTTTAAGATTGTTCATCATGTTGTTGAATAACCACGCCACCACGGGAGATCCGAAAACGATGGCGACCGCTTCGGATACCCAATCGGGCGTGAAATATAGGGCGGCGGATATGTACACGGGCAAACAAACAACGCAACCGAATGGACGGGCGGGGAGTTTCCATTTTTGAGGTAGTCCAGAAAGCGTGGCGAACCAAAACGTAAATAATGCGGAGGCAACTATTGTCATCATTTGCCGAAGGTTTCGTTGTAGTATTGTTGTACTATATCATCATGATCGGTTTCTAAACGCATAGGTTCTTCAGTTGAAATCTTGCTCATCCAATGCAACAGACCAATCAACTGCCATAACTCCATTTGCTTTGCTTGTTGATACGCATCGAACGCGTATTTCGTCGATGTCCATTCAACCGGAATTTGCTCAAATAACCAATCGACTGCTGTTTGCTCTGCCATGTGTTTCGTTTTATGTGTTTCGTGTTAAAATGATTCGCAGATCCGACATTCTCCGAAATGCCGGACGATTCTTTATCGCCTCGGATATCCCATCTTGCATCGCCTCGAGTTCATCGCACACCTCGTCCGTGTTGGCGTCCCGTCCGACGGCGATTTCCACCGTGAGCCGGGCGCGAATGATGCGCGTCGGTTTCTCGCCTTGTTTTATATCCTTTGCCAATGTTCGTTTCGTTTTTTTGATCGTCTTAAAAAGTGATCGGTAAGGGATCCCGGTTTCGCGTGAAATCTTTGCCACGTTCCGTCCGTTCTCGGAGTATATCTCGATTAGTTTACGTTCGTACCAATGCAACCCGGAAAGATGCCCTTCGATCGATTTCTCCGCCCCTTCCGCGCCCTCATCCGGTATTCGCTCACCAATATCCCCCAATTCCTCAAACCCCCGCCGGAATCGATTGTAAAATGTCGATCGATCCGACTTGATCATGTTTAGCATCGTTCGAACGATGTAGTACCTTAACCATCCTTCCCGGTGGCGTTGGATCAGCAACGCCTCATCCATTTCAGCCAACACCAAAAAAATCTCTTGTCGCAGATCGTCGCGGAGTTCCGGCGGATCCATTTTACCAATCGCGGCGGAAATATCCGGATCGGCATACATCATCCGGAGTATTTCATCCCGTGACGCCACGGTAATCCTCCCATTTTTGGACGTTCGGTTGCCCGTCTAATTCCCGCACTATATACACCCGGCATTCCCGTGCCGCCGCTCCATTCATGAAATCGACTTGATCTTGCGATAACCGATCGCCCGTCGTCTTGATCTCCGCATAAACCGCCCGACCTTCGAGATCGTGTCCGATGATGTCCGGAACTCCTTTCATCCCGATGAACTTACGACCGCGTGTTGCGTGGTTATTTTGACGCCAGACCGTGCATCCCCAAGCGTTCAACACCCGGAGCGCGTACGTAGTCAGTTCACCCGCCGTCAGGTGACGCGGCGCAAAGTTGGTCGACGAGGTAGATGATTTTCGCGGCTTTGATTCGACGCTCATGTTCTTCGGTGTATTTTTTCGCCTCGTCCCAAAAATACCGCTTTAATTCGGTCGGGAGTTGTTCGATTGTTGGAAAATGTTTTCGGTTTGTGTGAAATCGGTACTTGATCATGTAAAGTTCTAAAACGGAATCAAACTTTACAACGAAATCCAAATCAACGACCGAGGAAATTAGCGCATCGAAAGATACGCCAATCGCACGGTCGAAGATACACCCCGCTTTCGCGAGTTCATTCCACATCATCCGATCCATAGCCGAGTTGATGAATGACCACCATAAGGAATACCAACGCGATTGCCATAACGGTCGATGCAATCTTAACACCGTTGGCGTTGTCGATAAATACCATCCCGACAAGTCCGATGAATAGCACGGCAAGGAATATCAATGTAGCCGTGGCGAGTGTTTCTTGTTTCATAGTGTGGGGATTAAAATGGTGCGGTAGTGGTTAAAAATTTGCCGTTGATGCGTTTCTGGTACTTATGCACCAATGTTTCGACGCGTACCCACAAAAACGAAACCTCCGGACATTCGTAAACTTTTGCCGGGTTTTGCGCAAAATCCCATAAACGTTTGATATCCCCATGTGTTATCGTTTCCGAATCAGGCGAAATGTAAACGTCCTCCACGAATTGAATGAACATTGCTGATTTCTCGATTTGCAGAACATGGAAATAACTATTGGAGTCAGAGCAATGGTTCAACTCCTTCATGTGTTTCAGAATTTCAGATGCCGCAGAATGAATCAGCGCGTACTTGTCGACTTTGTGTCCGTAACTTTTTTGCATAGTGTGTTATTTTGTTTGGTGAAAATGCCGGGAGCCGAAACCCCCGGCGGTTGTTTTTAGTTTATTTTGAAATCATAAGCTTTTGAATAATTAACTAAAGTTCCGTATGAATTTCTGCCGCCACTAACTGGATACCAAGATTTTTCCTCAACTCGATCGACGATTATCTCGACCTTGTAATTTACTTTATTGGTGAATGTGATTACGTCGCCTGATTTAATTTGTGGAACTCTGGGAGAATTTCTTGTCATTTGCGCCATTGTAGTGTGTTTTTTGATGAATCAAAGATAACACAATATTAAAACAAAATCCAAATTTATTTTTAGGATCTTACATAAATATCCCGCGTTCCCATTTTTTTAGCCAATTCGAAAAGTAACCAGACCATTTGTTGACCGTTCCCGAGTTTCCTTTTCTGATCCGGTTCCAACTGGTTCACCCGGACATTCTCGAATACCGTCGCGTCGTCGTCATGTTCGATGTATCCGTCCAATACCAACTGCGCCCACCATTCATACGGAATGTAGCGTCGATCCGTAAGGATTCCCCGGAGGAAATTATCATACCCTTGTTGGATCTCACCTCGCAATACTCCACCCGGGAGGCGGCGGTAGATCTTGTAACTCCAATCCGGTTTGTCGGTTTCCGCGTTAATATCGCCATCCGGGCGAAGATACTTGTAGGTCGATGATGCCCACCGCTTGTATGCGTTCAAAAGTTCGTTAACGTAAAGCGGCGAAAAATTCTGGTATGTACGCGGATCGAAATCGAGTTTCAGCGCCGCCGCCATATCGAAGGCGAGTTTCAATTCCTTAATCGTTAACGTTCCATGGTTCGTCCGGATATTCTCGACATGAACCGCCATGAACATTTCTTCGCCCATTTTATCGATTTTCATCCCGAGTTGAACCGCCGCGAGTTTAAGCACCGCGACAATGTGTTCATCCATCGACCGCTCAATCTTCGGGGAACCCAAGCATTTCAGCAAGTTGTCTTCGTCCTTTGTCAAGGTCTGTTCCGAGGTTCTTCCAACGCTCGAACTCGGATTCTGGTTTCGTTTGTCCGGCAAATTGCTGCCCGGAAATAGGTTGCTGATATGTTCCATTTTTTTCGCGTTTATTCCAATTTCTGTAAGCGGCTTGCCAATTTTTCATTGGCACCTTGTTTATCATCCATCCGTTCGCCTCGTAGTGGTAA